ATTAACCACCCCAACGACCCCCGGCTAAACGAGGCCGTAGACAACGCCCTAACCCGGCAAGTGGGCGACCGGGAAGGGTGGCGCCGCCTAGATACCTCGGTGTCTATCGCTCCCCTAGTGGCGGCAAGCCTCGCCGCCTACGTCGTCACCAACCCCAAGCCCGCCCCCGTCGTCATAAGCCGGTAAGGAACCGAGCCGATACCCCAAACGTCAAAGCATTAACACCCCCTAGCGGAAGGCAAAACCAATGAACTACAGGCACCACGAAAAAGCCGCCATAGAAGCATTACTAAAAGCCTCTAAGGCTATTGCCGATGGTCACCTAGTGACCGCTCATTCCCTAGCCGATGACGCGCAACTACACATAAACCTCATGCGAACCGCGCCGCAGTCCACCGCCGCCAAGTAGACCCCCGCTAGGGACACAAGCCCCCCGGTATCCCCGGGGGGTTTTGTGTGCCCCATCATGTAAGCGGTTGCAGCCGGCCCCCCGCGAGACTCGCTAAAAGCACCGTAAACACAAGGCAAAAAAGGTTGTAAGCGTTTACGCGAAAGTCACACCCCGGGGATACCGTACGGGCGTGGCTATTTGGAACCGCGCCGCACGGGTCGTGGAAACGACCGAGACAAACGCGGCCATGACACGCGCCGCCGTAGACACCCCAAACGCGGCAACCCTCACCGTCCCCACGTGGGCCGACTTTATTGGGATTATTAACGAGGAAACCGCCAAGGGCGTACCCGCTTTCCTGCGGGCGCTACGGCTTATCTCGGGCACCATTGCCAACATGCCCCTAGTGGCATACCGGGGCGCTGCACCAAGCCCCGACCAACCCCGCCTACTGCGCCAACCCGAGCCGCACGTACCCCGGTGGAACACAATCGAGAACACCGTAGAAGATTTGGTGCTTTACGGGCGGGCCTATTGGCAAGTCCTAGACCTAACCCCACAAGGGTTCCCCCGTACCGTGCGTTGGTGGGATAGAACCGAGGTGGGCGACGACCTACCAAGCGACCCCGACCACGTAACGATTGGCGGGGAGAAACACCCCAAGAGCGACCCCACCCGCGCCGGTTCCCGCGTCGGTGACGTTATTTGCTTCTACGGGTACAACGGCGGCGTACTGTCATGGGGCGCCAAAGTCCTAAGCACCGCGAGTGAACTAGAACTAGCGGTACAGCGTTACGCAACCTCTCCCCTACCAACCGTCACGCTAAAGAACACCGGCGCCGACCTACCCACCGAGCAAGTAACCGCACTCTTGGACGCATGGGAAAGTAGCCGCACCAACCGAAGTACCGCGTACCTAAATTCCGTAATCGAAATGGAAACCGTCGGATGGGACGCGGCGCAATTGCAGTTAGTGGAAGCCCGCAACCAAGCCGCCGTACAAATAGCGCGCCTGTTCGGTATGGACGCTAGTTGGCTTAACGCCAACACCCCCGGCGGCGGCACGACGCTTACGTACACCAACCGTGTAGACCTACGTAAAGACCTTTACGACTTTACGTTATTGGATTTTTGCCAAGTTATCGGGCAGCGCCTAAGCATGAGGGACGTAACCCCAACGCTTACAAGCAACCTCGTTGCGTTCGACTACTCCGAATTTATGCGAACCAACCTAGAAGCGCGCACCAACATTATTGCGACCTTGTTGCCCCTCGGTGTGGTGAGCGTGGACGAGGCCCGCGAGTTCCTGCAATTTGCACCCGACCGCACCGACACAAGCCCCGCCGGAGGTATCACGTAATGGAAACGACGCACGTACCCGCAACGCTAGAAGTACGAGAGACAACCGACAACCCCGACATTGCCGGGATTGTGTGGGGTACAGCGGTGCCCTACGACACCCCCATAGACCTCGGCGGTGTGCGTGAACAATTCGCACCCGAGGCGTTTAACGCCGACGACGTAGTAGGCACTCCATTGTGTTGGCGCCACGACGAGCCGGTAGGCGTCATTACGAAAGCCGAGAACACACCCGAGGGGCTAGTAGTAGAAGCGAACCTAGCCAATACCGCGTTGGGTCGGGACGCGGCAACCCTCGTCCGTACCGGCTCGGTACAAGGTCTTTCGGTCGGTTTTAAGCCGGTCGAAAATGCGTGGAATAAGACACGCGACACGGTAACCCGAGTGCGTGCCGCGCTCTCGGAATTATCACTAACCCACATGCCCGCCTACCCAACCGCAGAGGTGGCGGCTATCCGAGAGGAAACACAAGAAATGTCCGAAGCGACTACACCGGACGCACCCGAGGTGGTGCAGCCGGACAACGTGCGCGAATTGCGCGCCGAGTTGGAAACCATGCGCGACACCGTGGCAAGCCTGCAGGTTACCGAGCGACCCCGCGAGCCAATGGGAGAACGCGAGTTCTACAAGATGTACGGCGACGCCGTGGCAACCCGCGCACTTGCCGATATCACCTTGGACGGCGTGGAGGGTAGCGACAATAGCCCGGTGCCTACCGAGGTGTCGGCGCGTATTAACCTCGCCCGCCCCACGTTTAGCGCCGTCGGTGCTAGCCCACTTGCCCCTAACGGCATGGACACAAATTGGCTACTTGACGACGTAGACCCGACCGTTGGCGATCAGTCGGCAGAAAAGACCGAGGTTACAAGCACCGCCGCTAACGGCAAGATTGTTACCGCGCCGGTTGTCACCGTCGCCGGTGGTAATGACTTGTCGCTGCAGTTCATCCAACGCGCAAGCGGTTGGGACCGTGCCGACTATGTGCAGCGCCTCGGTGAGCAGTACGCACGCAACACCAACGCCAAGGTTATTACCTTGCTCGCTACGGCAACCAAGACACAAGCCCTGCCCGCGTCGGTGGATAGCGCGAGTATCGGGGATATGTTGGGCGCGGCTGCCACGAGCATTGCCGACGATTGCGGTTGGACTGCTAACGCCGTTGTGCTTAACCCGTCTACGTTTTTTGCTATCGCGACAACGGCGGGACACGGGTATCCGTACGCCGGTGGCAACGTCGGTGGCGCCAACCTTTCTAGCCTGTCGTACACGGCGTTTGGGTTGCCGTTTATTTGCGACCCGCAGTTAGGCGAGGCCAACCCCGGTTTCATTATGAACACCGCCGGTGTTGGTTTGCGTGAAAGCGCGGGCGCACCGTTCACCGTGGAAGCCCCGGTACCGAGCTTGCTCGGCGTGGATTACGCCGCCTATGGCTACGTGGCAATGGCGCTCTTGCGCCCCGAGTCTGTCGTGAAGATTACGGCAGCGAGCGCGTAACTAACCACTAGACCGGTTGCCCGGGGTAGCGCCACCCCCGGCCCCCGCCCCGGGCAACCACCCAACCGAAAGGGCAAGCCGTGTTAGTGACACCGGACGAAATGCGGGCAGCACTAGACCTACCCGTAACGGTGAGCGACGACGACCTCGGCGCCGTGTGTGAGGCGGCGTCAAGTCTCGTGGAGTCGCTACTCGTCCCCGGTGATTACAGCGAAAACGCCGCCATACGTGAAGCCGCCCTAGCGGTGGCAGGGCAAATATGGCAGCAGAGGCAAGCCCCCGGCGGCGCCATGACCGGCTACGACCTACAAGTAAGTAACCCCTACTTGCTCGGGCCGGGATTGGTGCGCCGCATAGACGGAATTATTGCCCCGTGGAAGGCACCGGGGGTGCTAGTCGGGTGAGCATTAAAGACGCACGCACCGCCGTCGCTGCCGCCCTAGAGGGCGTGCAAATGAACGGGCAACCGGTAAACGTGTACGTGGACGTTCCCCGCCAATGGACGCTACCCGCCATAGCCATTGCGCCCGGCGACCCGTACCTAGAGCAAACAGGCCTAAACACCGTGACCGTAAACCTAGAGCTAGTGGCAGCCGTGGCGCCCGCGCACAACAGTTACGACCTAGACGCCCTAGAGCTAATGGCAATGCAAATGCTAGCCACCTGCACAACCACCGGCGAGGTATCGCCGCCCACATACACCGACCTTGGAACTACCGAGGCGGCAACCGTAACCGTGCCCGTGGTGGTGTCGGTTCCCATTAAGTAAGGAAGGAAAGACAATGGCAGCACCAACCCTCTACACGGGCAGCGATTGTGATTTGTCCGTAGGCGGCAACGCATACAAAAACGTTGTGGCGTCGTTCGCGTTGGAATTTAACTCCGAAACCGCCGAATACAACACGCTCGGTGGAACGTGGGCGCTCGGCGGCACAGAAACCGGAACCTTGTCGGTGACGTTCGCGTACGACACCGGCAACACAAGTTCTCTGTTTAGCGACTTGTGGGCGGCAGCCGAGTTGGGCGGCAACGTGCAATACGTCGCAACCGTCGGCAACAAGACCTACACCGGCGAGTGCGTAGCCGCACGGCCTAGCCCCAACGCGCAAGCGGGCGAGGTTTCCGAGGTGTCCGTACAAATGACGCTAAACGGTATGCCGACTATGGCCGACGCCGCCGCGCAGAGAACCGCAACCAAGTAGGCACGAAAGGGGCCGGGAAATGCAATTCCTACTAGAGATAACTAAAGATGGTGAAACCCACGAGGTGACGACGCGACTACCCGACGTAGTGAACTACGAAACGTTTACCGGGAACGCGATTACCTCATGGGGTGAACGTACCCCGGGGGTGCGGGACGTAGCCGTATTGGCGTACTACGCCGACACGACCGCCCCCCGGGAACCGTTCGAGGTTTGGTTAGAAACGGTGGACGCCGTACAACTATTGGACGTTACGACGCCAACCCCTACCAAGCCGGGTCGTTCACCCGGGCAACAGTCGAAGTAGCGCTAGCCACACGGCAGCCGCTAAGTGAAGTGCGCCAATGGGATTGGCGTACGTGGGCAACAGTATTGGAGGTGTTAGAGCGTGCCGAGTCAATTTCCTAACGGGTTCACCGGGGCCGACGGCGTGTATGTGGAGATAGAACCGCTAGACGTTAAAGCCACGTTGCGGTGGTTAAACAAGCAACCACGGTGGATTAACGACGAGCTGAAAGATGAAACGTACGACATTGCCGACTACTTGCGGCGCATGTTGTACCAATTCTCGTTACGCGCCGAGGCACCCCCGCAAGCCAAGTTAGTTGCCGGGGCCGCGAAGGTACGCCGTGACCGTATCCCCGTGGTTCGGCTCGGTGGCAGTAAGTTGGTTGGGCGCCCCTACCGCACGCGACAGAAATACAAGAAACACGGCAAGGGCAAGGGGTCGTATTTCTACAAAGACTCGGGCGGTAAGGGGAAGAAAGTACGCGCCCCCGCCGGTGCCTTGTTATGGGGTAGCGAGTTCGGCGCGAATAAAGGTATTTGGCGTTTCGCTCGTACGAAAAACCCCGAGGGTTATTGGATTGCGCCCGCTATTGACGCTTGCGTCCCCCACGCGGTGCGGTCATGGCGTAAAGCACTAGAGCGCGCCATTAGGAAAGCCGAGGCGCAGTAATGGCCCGCAAGGCAAGCACCCTAGACGTAAAAGTAAACGCCGACACGCGAGGGCTAGAGAAAGGCTACAAGCGCGCCGGTGCCGAAACTAAGAAATTTACCGGGCAAACCAACAAGCTTGGCGACAGCATTAAGGGCAAGCTCGGTGCGGCGTTCGCGGGCGTCGCTATTGGCGCGTTCACGGTCAAGTTAGCGCGGGCCGCGCAAGAAACAATACGCATGGCGAGCGCCTACGACGAGGCTGCCAATAAAGCCAAAACCGTTTTTGGTACTGCCGGTACGAGCATGGTTACGGGGTGGGCCGAGAACACGGTAACCGCTATGGGCTTGTCGTCCGGTGCGGCACTAGAGGCCGCCGGGTCGTTCGGTAATTTGTTGGTTTCGTTCGGCGCGACCGAGGGCAAGGCCGCCGAGATGTCAAAAAATTTGACCTCGTTAGCTGCCG